AGGAGCGAACGTAGGCCCCGATTCCGACCAAGGTATTATCCATGGCCTCCACGTGCTCCGCAAACGCCTCGCCGGCCTCGCGACGATGGGAAGCGTCGGCGCGGCTAACATCAAGCCACGCCACGAACCCACCACTAGGCGAGCCGGTCACTATGTACTGGTCGATGAGATCGCTGTATAAGCGGCCCAGCTCCATGGCGTCCATGCCGTCGGTGTTGTACAAGCCACCTGGTGGTGGCATGGTCCGTGCCTTCTCTTTTAGAAGTTTGGACAAGGACCACGTTGCAGGCCCAACGACGGTGTGCAGCCAATCTGGGTACACGCAAATGATGCGAGGGTCGAATAGCGCGAACGAGGTGCCCGATTCATCTTCGGTGTCACAATCAATCATTGTGCCTGCTTTCAGCAGGTTTTCGCGCTTCCGCATGGCGGTAACGCGGCGGGCGTCGTGGGGCTCCAACGGATTCAATCGCGCGACTCGCTTGTTGCGCTGTGATCCGCCCGGGAACCTCGACACCCACTCCTCGAACGTCACGACGTCGTTGAGGGCCTTGTCTAAGCCGGCCGCTTTGCGTCGTCGTGCCAGTACCGACCGGACGAGTGCCCAGTTGTTCTTGTAGCGCATCCACTGCGACACTCCGTCGCAACAGTTCATACATCCATGCGCCACGCAAACCACCTGGGGCCCCTCGCCGAGCTCCGTAGCCCACTCGAGATCGTCTTCGAGAGTAGCCATGCACAGCCGGTTTGTGATTCCAACCTCGAGATTGTGGGTACAATCCCTAGCGACTACAGGCCAGACGAACGGCGAGCGCGGCCCAACGGCCGCGTTACCGAACTTGGCTTTGCAATCGACGGTGGAACACTTCACCTCGTCATACGTGGATCGCAGATCCTGATCCTCGCAACAGACGTCATTTCTGACGACGCGCGTGGCAGGCTTCGTGTTGGAAAACAGGTAGCAAGCCTGAAAGTTCCAAACGAAGTGGCAGAAGCACCTGTACCAGAACCACCCTCGAGTGGGTGGAACGACGAGAGTCGCGAGAGTAAGCGTTGTGTGCAAGAGGAGCGTTTTCGTCCCCTCCACAGCCAAACACGCCACAAGAAACGCAATGGGAAAATACGTACGAACAACTTCTTCGCAGAGAGGAGCAGCAACCAAAACCGCCAGGGTGTTCGCGCCAGGGCGCGCACGAAAGGCGTTGTGTAAAATGCTGCCGTAAGGCCAGAAATACGTGCGATATATGTGATCACACACTTTCTGGCGAATTTGAGTGGCGGCGGCGGCGACAAAACGCCGCACTGTACCGAGGAGGTTCCAGGCGCACTGCGATATGGCACAACCAGGCTCTGGAATGGCATTAGCCCACAGGAGCAGCTTTCGCGCCCCAAGAACCATGGCCATCTTAAACCCTTTGGCGATGCCGTGCGTCACATCCTCCATTCTCCACCGATCCGAGAGGTCCACGTACCTGACCTTTTCGGAGATTACCTCGGCGACGGGCCTGGCCGCGGGTGACAGCGCCATTCGCATGGGCGCTTGCTCCACAGTCGGTTTCCGCCGCAGTTCAACTCTGCGACCCCACCACATTCTTGCGAGCGTGAACGCAAACAACAACCCGGAAGCCACGTTGACCCCGGTCTGCAAACTGACGGAGGCGGCAGCAGGCGCAAT